GGTCTTGCATATCTTAAACCTTGTGGATCAGCTACTGTTGGTTTTGGCTCAAGCTGTGGTTGTTTTGCCTCATACTCTGAAACATGTACACGAGAACCATTCCATTCAACAACCATTTCACTATATGGAAAAGCCATACCCGAACGGTCTGAAATAAATTGTGCATATTTTCCGTTAGATAAATTAGACATTTGGATAATAAGATTTTGGAGTTATAAATGTACTAGACGAAGAACCATCTTCTTCAAGAGCTCTATTTAATTCATCTTCATATAATAATTTCATCTGTTGAGTTAGTTCTGGTTTAAATTTTTGTGATAAATAATATGAAAGACCTGCTACCATACAAGGTACAAATCTATAAGGTACATCTGCTGTATTTGTATAGTTCCCGGAATCCTGAATCCGGCTAACATAATAATAGTTAATAAAGTTTCCGGCTTCAGTGGATCCTGGAGTTAGATATAAAGTGATAGTTACTTTATCTATAAATCTTTGTACAAAATATTGTGTTGGAGTCCCTGTATCAGTTTTTGAAGATAGACCTTGATAAAATGATCTATTAATTTTAGTTAAAGAAAAATCTACATTAGAAGAATTTCTATAAACAGCTTCTAATATATCATCTACACCATAGATAGCTGTAGCATCAGAAGTACCATCTGTTGCTGACCTATACATTGTATAAACTGCTTGACCATCCACTAATGTAATAGAATTATTTCCAACTTCCCAATAATGTAAACCTCTATTACCCCATTCTTGAAACATTATATTTAAAGAACGTCTAGCTGTTTTTACATCATTACCAGAATAATCAAATCTACCTATTCTCTCATAGGCTTCAGTTATTATATCATCAATATAAAAACTTGATTCAAAAGTTGTTGTTCCTGAACTTGTCATTAACTTAAGCTCCTGTAATTGTTACTGTAACGCTTCCGCCTGCTCCTGCTAAATTGTAAACAATACCATTTTCAAACTTTATACCTGAACCTGGAATATAAACTTCTAATCCTTCAGTTCCATATTTATAAACAGCTACTGCTGTTCCTGGTGCTCCAGCATCTGCTGAATCATATAGAGTTAAAGTAGAGGCTGCTACTCCATATCCTTGAATAGAAGTAACTCTAGCTCTACCTGCTCTAGATAAAGTAGCTGCACCTATTACTGCTAAATTTAATGTTGTTTGGTCTGAATCCATATTTTTCTCCTTAATCTGCTGATAATCCCGGACTAGAATATCTATCTGTAAATAAAGTATACGCAGTCACATTTGTTTTAGTTTTACAAAAAATTCCTTTTGGGAATAAAATTCCATCTGATGGAAAATTTAAAGTAAGTACATCTCCAGTAGGAACATCTACAACTAATAAAGTCGATCCTGTATTTGAAGTTGTAGTTAATTCTAAAACACCTGCTCCAACACCATCTGATGCAACTGATATTGCTCTCAGTCTTATAGGTTGTGCGACAATTGCTGTAGCACCGGCTGCTGCTGCTGATCTTGTTGCTTGTATATCTTGTGATCCCATATTCTATCCTATTAAAATTTTTAAATGTGGGCCGAAGCCCACACTAATTAATTATTTATTATACTAATTCAGGTTGTCCTTCGCCTGCTTTAGCATTGTCTACGACAGTATAAGTAAATACACCTGTAACAGTTCCTGTACCTGCAGTTGCGCCTACTGAAGCCGCTACTGTAGCATTAGCAGGAATACCTGCTGGAATAACTAAAGCGCCATCGGCACCTTTAAGAGTTCCTTTTGTAACTGAAGCTACTTCATTAAAGAAGCCATCTACATCAGCTGTAGTTCCTATATCAACTGTAGAACTTGCACCTGTGGATGCTGCCACTACTGAAAATGAAACAGGTATAGCACCTGCTGGTAAAACAAATTGATTACCTGCTGTAGCACTTGTACCAATTCTCACTGGTGTTAAAGCTACTGCTGCTGCTGCTGCGTCAAATGAAATTACTTCTGATAGAAGTAATACACTTGGAGTTGCTCCAGATGATCTGTCTTGTCCGCCGTAAGATCTTACGATCCCTTGAAACGATGTTGTTGCCATGATTGTTCTCCTAGTTAAATTCTACATAGTCTCTAGGCCGTCGACTATACTGCGTCCATGCAGAATATTAATTTATGTATAGTTATTAATTTATATATGAATTTTAAAAAAAGTGCAAGAAATCCCTAGGGAATAAAGACGTTTTTTAAATAGATCTTAAATCTAATTAGCCAGCAAAAAGATGTGCTTCGTAATCTCTGCTATTCTTATTAGCTTGGATCTCTTGTTCTCTGATGATTAATCTAATTACTACTTTGATCTCATCACCTAGAACAGACATTTCTGGAGTTATTTGTCCTCTATTCTCAAGAAATGACTCGTTCCATTTAGATTCGAGTTTCAGTTTCTTTGCGAACAGTACCATATTGTCCTGAACCATCATTAACCTCCTCATAGGTTATATAAAAACTACTTCCAGTACTGTGGTATTGAAAATCGTTTTTTTCCCATTTTATATCATTTTTTCCTAAAAAGTCAATAATCGGTTTATGTAGTCCTTCGACATCATTTATTTCTGTTTGACTTTCTGTTTCAAATTTTGTTTGAAGATATTTGGTAAATATTTTTACTAAGTATTTGTGTGCCATAAAATTCTTTCTATATTGATAATGAGGCGGGATTGTGTCCCGCCTCAAAATAATTACTTATTATGCTCCTGGTGAAGCAAAAATACCTCTATAGTCAGAAACTCCAAAAGAGTATCTTTCTCTAGCTTTGTATCTTACGTTACCAGTGTCGAAGTCACCTTCCATAGCCGTTTTAATAGGGCTTCTGTCAAAGTACTTCATTCCATTTGGAACATCTGTAAGGATATAAAACGCATCCGGATCAGTTAAGAAATTGTTCACTCTATAACCTTGAGGAACCATTCCCATAGAAACGATTGCATTAATATCGTTATCAGCAGTACCAACTCTACCTTGAGATTTCATCAATCTCTCAGCAGTGAATTGAAGTTCAGAAGGGATAACCATTTTAACACCTCTTGAAGCAATTTTCAGACCTCTTTCGTCTGTCATTGCTGCAATGTCAATTAATGATTGCTCTAATGAAGTTTCATTCAAGTCAGCAGCTACAGCTAGTGTATTAGATACAGTTCCAGCTATAGTTGGGTGTGACGCATTAAATAAAGAAACGTTATCTCCTGATTGGAAAGTTCCGAATCCGTTAATTAACGGTTGTACCGCCTTAACTTGTTTAGTGTTCGCCATAGATCTAGCTAACGCTTTTGTATATCTACTTGCAAGTCTGTCGTACAAGTTATCCTCAATAGCTTCTTCAGTAATCGCAAAAGCAAGAGCCACAGTTTCATGTGTATATCTTGCTGTGAAAGTTTCTTGAGCATTGTCAAATTCAACTCCACTTCCTTCCGATTTAGTTTTAGCTTGAGCAAAACCTGATAACATAACTTCTTCTTCAAACGCTCTGTCTGAAGATTCTGTAGTGTATATTTCTGCGTGCTGATTTTCATAACGTTTGTATTCCAAGCCGAATAGTGCATTCAAACCTGGCTCTAGTTCTTTAACTAGTTGTCCTCTTGATATCGCCATAATTTATCTCCTATTCGATTAGATACCTGTTGTTACTTTTAAGTCGTGTTCATTGATCATAACAACAAAATTACAATTAGCCGAAGCTAAGTCATTGTTGGTAGCATCTTTTGAAACACTTAACACTTTAAGCTGAGCTATTGTTGATACTAATGTAGAATCATTCAACTCTGCTTTTGATACGTAGTTAGCTGCATTACCTGCAGTTAATTCGATATCAGCGTTCATAAATACATCAGTTTGTGCTGAAGCATTTGTTGAGTTCGACTGAATTTCGAATCTTTCGTACGGATCGTCTGCTACAAAAGCTACTATATCCGAAGCGTTAACTTGCGCATAGTGATTAGCCCATGTAGGTTTGTCTGTGTTGGGGTCAGTATAGAAAACACCTGTTAGTGAACCTAAAATATTTCCGCCAGCTGCACCTTGATCAATAGTTCCTGCCGCAGTAGCTTTTACTGGGTCTTGGAAATAGATCGTAGTAGTATCATTAGCTGAAATACTATATTCACTTAAACCTTGGTTGTCTCTATTCTGTCCAACTTTTCCAATCGGTCTTAGACCGAATGCTGCATCTTTATTTGCCATATTAGTTGTCCTCCTTAGACATTATTAGTTTAAGTGTACTCTGTTGGATAGGAATTGTTAAAAAATTAACTTTTCTTAGAGCCACCAAAAGTTACACGAGTCTGTCTATCAATATTGATAGGCATACTTGGGTGCTGTTCCTTCATAAGATCGTTATCTACTGCTTCAACATTATCTTGACCCTGTTTTACGTAATAGTCATTTCTTTGTTGTGCAATCTCTTCCGGTACCCTTGCCAGCAAAAGTCCACCAACTCCGATCACTCCCGAATATTTGCCGTCTTCAACAACTGGAAAGGCTGAATCTGGATATTCATCCGCTCTAACAAGTTCATAGCCAGATCTTAATCTGCCTTGAAGATTCTTAGTATCGTTGAATCCCATTGATTCTACTCTTATCCATCTATGTTTAAAACCTGTTGGCGCAGGGGGTGCATCTAAAGATGATGGTGGAGACCAAACTTTTTTATGAGTTTCTTTTTCTCTAGTTTGACTCGCACGTGAGGCTCTATTATTATCGTTATCGTTTTTCATATGCTTATACCTCCTTCGTGATATTTAATTGTTTCGCATAAAGTTCTAGTGGCACACCTAATTTTTTAGCAATTGCTACCTGTGAAGGCGTGAGCGTCACAGTTTTGCGACCAGTTTTCGTACTTCTAGTAGCTGATGCTACTTTCTGTACAGGCCTAATCGTTTCCTTGACTTCCATTCTATCAAACTTATGGGGAAATTCAAGTCTTATTCTCTTGTCTATTTCTACATAATAGTCGTCAGTTGATGGGTCAAAACCTTCCTGTTCTGTTAACTTTTTATGTAGATCGAAAGCAGTGTAAGTCATTGCTGAATCTTGACCAAACCATGAGTTTCTACTAGCCCATGTTTCAGCTTTAGGATCAGGTGTTCCTCTTGCCGCTTCTTGTCTATTTAAGTTAATTTCAGGAGTTCTAACTTCAGTTTCTCTTCTTTTAACTATTTCTTCTTGTTGAGATTTAGCTTCAACAAATTTAGCTTGTTTATAAGCTAATTCAGAGATAGCAGTTTGAGCTTCTACTTCAGCATTAATATCTCCAGCTTCTCTAGCTGCAGTAAGTTTTGCTTTTGCAGATTCTAAACCAGATACAATAGAGTCTTCTGTAGACTTCATAAATCCTGGTTCTAGTTTTGAGATTTTTTCATCGACAGCTTTCTTATCCTGCATAACTCTTTGAGCATAAGTTAAAGCTTCATCTTTTTGTCTCTCTGCTTCTCTCCACTTCTTAGTAAGTTTAGCTATTCTTTTTTGAACACCTTCACTATACTGTTCTAATTCTTTTTCTTTCTCGTCCGTTTTAGGATCTTCTTTCTTTTCTTCTTCAGCAGCCTCAACTACTGGAGTTTCTTCTACATCATTAGATGTAATATCTACTTCTGATGTTTCAGTTTCCTGTTGATCTATTTCAATCTCAGTATCTGGACCAGATGTATCTATATCGACTGTCTTTTTTTCTTCTAAGTCAGGCATAGTTTTCTCCTATGTTAATATTGATGAAGTATATCTTCGGGATTATCAATGGTTGCTAAAACTTCATCGTCATTTAGCATTCTAACTTCCCCACCATCTATCTGGATTCTTGATCCAGCATATCTTGCAAAAATTACCCAATCACCTTTTTTACACCAAGGACCTTCTGGAAATTTTTCTTTGTCATAACAATGTGGACCCATAGCAAGAACTAAACCACAAGTAGATCCTACTTGTTGTCTCTCTAATGTATCTTGTCCAATAATTAATCCACCTTTAGTTTTTTCCTTCATCTTAAAAGGAAGAATTACAAGTCTCCATCCGGTTGGTTGAGGTAATTTATTTGATTCTTTTGTTTTAAGACGTTCGTATCCGTCTATTTCTTTTTTATGATCGTCATCATACTTGTCGAGTAGTGCCGATTTAATCTTCGGTGTCTCCGAATTGGACGACGTTTGTATTATCTGTTTCTCTGTCATTTTTTCGCTCCTTTGGATTTAGCAGGATAGAGATTTCCTGTGATATTTTCATATAGGCATGTGCCTGGCCTAACATATACTTATATTTTTCCATATTGTCAACAGCTCCACCAATCATAGCGTCTCCAACATTTTGGTATGTTTCTTTTAAGTATTTTTGAATTTTATTTA